AATAATATGCAAATCATTTATTATAATTATTGTGAACTAAAATTAAATGAACCTGAATCTGGACCAGGTGGACCACGTGACGCTGGACCTGATGGTGAATCAGCCACAGTATGAACGGTATTTACGAAATAAAGAGGCCGACCTGAGCGGGAAATATGAACGCGCCAAACGCTTCTACAAAAAACGGATTATGGAAATGACGCGGGACTTGCTGAAGGGCGAAACGGTGAACGACATTTTTGTGATTCAGGCGTTTGAAACTTATGCGAAGTCGTGTATCACGTATTTTAGGAACAAGGACAAGAATGACACGCTGCAGGAGGAGTATATGGCCGAGTGCGTTGCCGTGGGGTATCTGCCACCCATTGTGGAAACAGACGCCGATGATTTGGACAATGATGATGATGATGCCAATGACGATGATGCTGCCGCTGAACCCAATCTAAACGATTCATCCAAGAAAAAACTGGAAATCTTGATGTCATTTGATAAGCACAAGGTCACGGTGCCCACGCTGGACACGTACGTCATTAAAACCACGCCACCCGCATCAACGAGCAACAATCATGTGCCCATTCCTCCTCAACTGAAAGAAGTCAATTTGGATGACCCAAAATTTAAAACCAAGGACATTAAGCCCAAACCATCCAAATCCAAACCCGAATTACAAAAATGAATATTCTCTTATTTAAATGAACGAAATAAATTATTTGCATACTGTAATTAAAATTAAGTTGTCAATTCTGGAATGAAAACCACAAAACGCGGCACAACATGCAAACGCCGAAATCACAAGGGTAGAAAAAACAAAGGTGGAACCAAAAGCCGTAAAAAAAGGGCACCTCATGTTGCAAAGGAGTTTGAACGGCTGAAGTGCGGCCCCGTTCAGGAGAATTATTTCACGTGCTACGACAACGACACGCTGCACAAATTAAGAGACGGGTGGAATGCGCGCCACCCTGATGCCCGCATTGAAACGAACGACCCGAAAGAGGTTTGGACCGCGCTGAAGCAGCGCTTCAGCGGCATGTGTCGCAACGAGGCGTGCTGGATGAAGCAGATAATGGGCCCTAATTCAGCGGTGGGTTCATTGTCATCGGAAGACACGTTTGCCCCGGAAGCCCCGAAGTCGTGGATCCGTGATCCAGACGAGTGGCTGAGCAGCGAAGACATTGAGAATGTCATGAAACAGTACGAGGACAAGTTTCCTGCATTTGAGTTTCTGGGGCCGTCGCCGAGCGATTACAACGCACCCAAAGTGGCGGGCGTGTGCGTATGGGAGGAGCTGTGCAACTTCAGTTTGAAGAAGTACGTGGATGCCGGCACGCACAAAATCGGCGTCATTTTCAACACGGACCCGCACACGGAAGATGGGTCGCATTGGGTGTCGCTGTTCATCAACATTGAGGCCAATGACAACTACATTTTCTTTTTTGACAGCACAGGTGACCGCCCGCAAAAAGAGATTCGTGAGTTCATCAAAACGGTGACACAGCAGGGACGCGCCTTGGGCATCCGATTCAAATACCATGAAAATCGGAAGGAGCACCAAAAACACAACACGGAATGCGGCATGTATGCGCTCTTCATGATTGTGAATTTGATTGAAGGTACGCGTACGCCAGATGAGTTCATGCGGGGCGACCGCATCCCCGACAGTCACATGCTGGAATTCCGCAAAGAGTATTTCAACCGGGGCGGCAGCATTTAGGGGGCAGGGCACTTGGATTTAAAATTAAATTTAGACATTGTGGCGGAAAATGTTTAAATGCATAAAAATGTATAATCCCATATTAGCAATGACAATGGGAAAAACAACCTGTTTGAACATGATTGTCAAAAATGAGTCGCATATTATTCGTAAAACACTAGAAATGCTGTGTTCAAAAATCAAGTTTGTTTACTGGGTGATTTGCGACACGGGATCCACGGATGACACCCGAGAGATTATCCGTGAATTCTTCAATGAAAAGAACATTCCAGGCGAATTGCACTGTGATGAATGGGTTAATTTTGCACACAACCGCACCCTTGCATTGGAGCGCGCATACAATAAAACCGATTTTCTGTTAGTATTTGATGCAGACGATGAACTTCACGGCACCATCCAGATTCCGAATGAATTAGTATGCGACGAGTACCACCTCAAATTTGGCATGCCCCAATCTGGCATGAACTACACGCGAACCCTGCTCATAAACAATCACAAGAGGTTCAAATATTTCTCTGTATTGCACGAGTTCATCAGTTGCCAGGAACCGTCTCCGAATGAGAATGCGCGCATTCACTTATTGGATGGCGATTATTATGTGATTTCTGGGCGAAGCGGTGCGCGCAATTTAGACCCCGACAAGTATTTGAAGGATGCAAACATTTTGGCTTCGGCGCATGCGGAAGCGGTGGCCAAGGGGGATGATTTGCACAAGCGCTATGCATTTTATTGTGCCAACAGCTATCGCGACTGTGGGCGACATGAGGACGCCATTCGGTGGTATAAAATCACACTGGCGCAGGATAATTGGGCACAGGAGAAATACATGGCATGCCTCGGTGTTTACCAATGCTATGATGCACTGAATCAAAAAGAGCACGGATTTTATTATTTGGTCAAAGCATTCTCATACGACGCGGAGCGTGTGGAGTGCCTTTATCCGCTGCTGGTGCATTACTGTTGCGAAAACATGAACGAATTGGCATACAACTATTATCGCATGGTGAAAATGTCAGTAACGCAGAATGATTCGGGCAAACTGTTTGTGGAGACGGACAAGGCCGGGTTTTTTGTTCCATATTACATGGTCATTGTTGCAGATCGGGTGGGCGATCGTGAATGCGGCATTCGCATGTATGAAACCATATTCACCCAGAAGAATCGCACATTCAGCGTGTGGCACCTGCGAAATCTCATATACAATCTGCGATTTTTCATAGGACATGTGAAACCCGAGGCATCTGATGCATTTTCGGCGCTTGCCAGATCTTATGTGGAGTTTCTCATCAATAATGGCGTTCCAGTCAGCACATTTGATGAGATGCCAAACACAATGAAACCTCCCATCCAAGCATAAATTGCTTGCTCCATTCAAATAAAATTAAAATACAAGAGTTGGAACATCCTGTTTTACACGGTATACATCAATATGCATTGGAATTGCAGCCACATGAAACGCGGGTTTGTCCAAGGAATTGGGGCATTAAAATTCAATTCAAGCGTAAACATTTGGACAAATTCATTCACGCACGCACAATTGAATTTATCCAAATGTTCAATATATTTTATCATCATTTAATAGGACTCCCAGTTTTAAAGTTTAGGATTTGAAGTAATAATTCACATTCACACAATTAACCATAACCATGAATGCAACTCCCAACATGAATATGACAAAATCAGATTATGAAAAAATTCTCTCGTATTACAAAATACCAATTGCAAATTTAAGCACCCACGAGCTAAAACGAAAGGCGGAAGACATTTTAGCAACCAAGTTGTGCAAGTGCATCAAGGCGGTTGAGAGAAAAGTGGGCACTCAAAATGCCATTGCGCTGTGCACTTCCAGCGTGTTTGAAAAAAAAGGTCTGAAATACTTTGACATGTCGTGCAAGGGCCGAGCGCAGCTGCACCCTCGCAAAGGAGCCACTGGACGAAGACGACACAGTCAACTGCTGGCCAAAACAGCCAAAACACGCAAAAATATTATATCTGCCAAATAATATGATTCCAGTGACACAATCATGGTGCTTTTCTTCATTGCAGATCTGGCACTCACTTTAGCATTTAGGTTGAGCGCATGGTGTTTGGGGAAAACGTACAACGGCATCGTGTATCTCGTGACACACAAACCCCAAAATACAACCCCCAATGGAAGCGACGGCGATTGCAATGATGATTGCGTTGTCATCACCATGACCATGTCGCGTCAGGAATATGACGCATTCAAACATTCCCATGCACATGAGTTGCATCATGGGTCGTCTGAAGACTCATCATCATCGGCCGCATCATTGTCATTGTCGTCGTCCAAATAATCCATCGCGGTAAGAATGACGCGCTCTTGCTGGCTCAATCGCTGAAATACGATGACTTCGTCCATGACGACATGAAACATGGCGGGATTGGGGTGCGTTTTGCACAGCAGGTGCACGCCATTTTGCCCGATTTTAATATCGCAAATTATGGCCCCTCGCGCAAGACACAAGCGTTCCGGATTTTTCAAATCAATCCAACGGATATAAGCCCCGTGAGTGAGCCCGTTTAAATCGTCAACGTGCCGATAATCTCTCAACTTGTAAAGGTAGTCGGCAAGCACCGATTGGCTGAGTTCCAATTGCAAAAGATGGCGCATTTTTTCTGCGCCAATTTTGCGCGTGTTTAGATTTGCAACAACTGTATTATTTTCGTTATCCAGCGCTTTTTCAAGCGCAGGTAGGTCCAATGCATGGTTTACGTTAGGTTGCATCTGATTATCTATGAGCATGCAATATGTTTATATTTTTTTATACAAAATGTAAACAATATAAACCTAAATTAATTATTATAATACCACTCCAGTGTATGTTTAGATTTGTTCGGACATTTATTGCAAAAATTATGGAACATTCAATTGGTGCAAACAAAACAAACAAACCAATTCCAATAGTAAAAATAATAGACATGGAGGATGTGGAGGATGTGGACTCAATGAATAATGGCATTGATCCAGAGGTTCAAGCTATTGTGGCCGTTCCTGTGGCCGTTCCTGTGGCCGTTCCTGTGGCCGTTCCTGTGGCCGTTCCTGTGGCCGTTCCTGTGCCCGCCGTTCCTGTGCCCGCCGTTCCTGTGCCCAAATTTGAATATGAAAATGAAATGGACATCATCAATGAATGGAAGGTTGCGGCGAAGGACAACATTGTGCCGCTGATATCAATGATTCAGCAGCTCTATTTTTTCTCAGACTGCAGAAAAAACACGCTTAGAACATACTCATTATGCAAGGAAGAAATCACGAATTACATTGGCAAAATAAAACGCCGTCCTGAACTTAAAATTGATGTGTCGGACGTGGACATTCACAATCACCCGCAAATATTCAACATGTACCGGCGATTGCGCACCATGATCGGCATGTTCCGAGTCAATGATTTCATGGTGCGCGTGGAGCACGCATTTGACAATTCACAAATAACATCAGAGCATTTTGTGGTGTCTCAAATCATGAAACACGCGAAACGCACGAACGACGATCCAATCGGCGGAATTGATCCTGTGCACCACATCGTTCTGCCGACATGCGTGCAATTGAACAACCTTTGCAAAATACCGCCCAATAAACGCACCATGTTTCATCACATTTCATACAGCATTCAACCCATCGTGTTTCATTCTCAAACCATGGACGCATGGTTTAAATCTGCAATTGTTCCTCCCACGAATGAGCAAATCATGCGGTTGTGCATTCAAATGGCTGAAGCACTGGTTCATTTGCACGCATTGGGTGTCGTGCACGGAGATGTCAAGCCAGGAAACACTCTGATTCAAACGGTTCATGAATACGCAGATGAATCTAGTTCCAGTTCTTCTGATTCGGAGTCGGAACTCCTGCAGTCGTCACAGGCACCACCACAAACACCGTCGCTGTCTCTGTATTTGATTGATTTCGGAATGTCGGGAAGTCCAGGAGAGGGCGACGGAACTGGAGGAACCAAGCCGTTCTGTGCCCCTGAAACGGGCAACGGGTTCAACCCGTCCATTGACATGGACACATACACATGGACAAAAAATCAAAAGCACCATGACATGTGGTCATTCGCACTAATATTTTTTACGATGATTGTGTTGCGCAAATCGCATGCATATCCAAAAGACTACCCGTCCGATTTTTTTGATGTTGGCAGAAATGGCCAAATTAATCCCGCATATTTTGACAAAATTCAGGATACTCCGACACGCAACTTATTCAGGCAAACATTGTGTCCCGCAGAAGAACGCATCACTGCTGCCGAGTTTTTAGCTGCTGCCAATAGCATCACTGGCAGAAATGTTGGCACCATCACTGGCACCAATGTTGGCACTATCACTATCACTGGTGACAATTGTGGCACCAGCGATGGTTGCACCACCACTGGCGACAGTTGAATCATTTGTTTCGGTGGTTGCTGTTATTTTTTTTTCAATGATGTCGCGCTTTACATTTTGTTGCTGAAGCAACCACATGCAAAGTTTGTCCAATACACTGATTGTGTTCATGTATGTGCGATACTTAAAACAACATATAGTAGTTAAAATCGTTGAAGTTTCAGGGAACTGCATGCTGCACCACCAATATGCCGGGATGTAAATGATTTGTCCTGCGAGCAGTTCCACGTCCATCGTCTTAATTTTGTCAAAATCCGCGCGGTACTCAGTCTGTATTCGCCATGGATTTACTGGCGACCGAAACTCAAAATTGTCGTAGTCTCTCACGGGGTACAGGTACTTGCTGGCGTGTGGAGCAATTAGTCGCATTTTTACGCTGCCCTGTGTCACCAAATAATAGTTGCGATAATTCAGCTCGTATCGCAGCGGTGTCACGGTTCCGGGAGATGCGAACACGACATCATACATGCATTTGGACACCATGGGCGGCCGCAAAAATGCGTCGTTGTATTTGAATGTTTTGATCAGACCCGTTTCTTCCAGGAAGTCCCCGTTGTTTTCGCTGATGTAACGTGATTCTTTGTCACTGCGAAACGTCTCTGCCACGGCATGCAGAGTGAGTGGAACGTACAACTCGGTTGCATCGGTTTCATCGGCCGTATCTTTTACATTGCGCAGGCGCACGTCAAATGCGCCGTATGCACTTCTGATTGCGGGCAACGTGCATGATTCCATTAGACGATCGTTCGTGTAATCAAACAGAACCGGCTGCCGCAAATCACACACCTCTTCCAGTTTGTCTTTGGACGGCTGATCTATTTCATACACCTCTAGGTCATTGCTGGTTTTCATATGGAAATAAATATGCAAATAAAGGAATAAAATTGCACAAAAAATTAGCACAGCAAACACGGATTGCATTTGAATTATTGGTATGTTTTATGATATTGATGCAACTTTCTTACTAACAATTAATGCAGTTTATTTTTTAAATACTTATGCTTATTTATATGCTACAATAATTTCATATAAATATTACGAAGAGGGCATCTCTTTCATTTTGGTTCAATCAATCCACCGTTTGCATGTTGGAACTTTCCACCACATCCAACTGAATGCGGTTCTCATTGTTGGTGTCCTGATCTTCGCGTTCATCCCGCGTGGGTATCTCTGGCACTGGTGCCGCCTCTTGCTGCACTGGCACCGGTGCCGCCGCTTGCTGTACTGGCACCGGTGGTGCCACGGTTGGCGCCACTGCTGCAATGCTTTGGCTAAAAAGTTTCAGCAACATGAGGTTCATTTCATTGATGGTCTTTTGTTGGGCATGAAGCAGTTCGCGCAGTTCCCGGTTTTCGGTTTGAACGACATCAATTTGTTCAATGATTTCAGACAAGTTAGAATTGGTCATAATGTTGTCAACAATGCCAGACACAAAATCGGTGTCAGTCATGAGAGCGGGTTTGATTTGTTCTAAATTAAATTCAGAATTTGATTCAGACAATCCGTTACCTTCAGAAAATCCAGATCCAGATCCGGATTCAATGCAATTCAATCGGTTTCTGATTTCATCCATGGTTTGACTCTGCTGAAACAACATGGTGTCCATCTGCTTCATGAGATAAATGGGAGGCACTGGCCACGCCAATCCTGGTTTTTGATTTTCAGACTGTTTTCGGCTACCTTGCTGCGGTTGCTGTTGCTGTTGCGGTTGCTGTTTTTGCGGTTGCGGTTGCCTTTGCTGTTGCTGCGGCTGCTGCGGCTGCCTTTGTGGTTGCTGTTGTTGCTGCATCTGGGACCGTTTCTGCAACAATAATTGTTGGCGTTGTGCGGGTGTCAAACTTGCTAAAGAAGGGGCTGTCATGGGTCTTTGCATTGGCTGCTGTTGCTGTTGCTGTTGCTGTTGCTGTTGCTGTTGCTGTTGTTGTTGCAATGTCATGGGCGGCTGCACCTGATTGGCGCGCCGTTTCTTCGCTGCAGATATGGAAGCAGCACTACTCATGGTTATTGTTTGTTTATAAATGCACCTGACACTATAATTTTATATTATTTGCGCATTAATTCTAAAAATTGAAATCAATTAAACACACACCACCATTTAAACACACATGACCAATGGTAGAACCACATTCATTCCGTGTATTTGATTTCCAGGTGCGCGATCAAGCGCCGGGAACCCACGCCAAACTGAGTAGCAGCAGCAGTGGCAGCAGCAATGGTTTCGGTGCCAAGAAATTCAACAAAGACAAAAAATGCTTCATAATTCAAATGTTCGGCATCAATGAGCGGGGCGACACCTGCTGCATCATTGTTCATAATTATGAACCCTTCTTCTATGTGAAAGTTCCTGAATCGTGGGGGTTTGAAGCCAAGGCACGCTTCATCGCAGAATTAAAAAAGGCGGTCGGAAAATTCAGCGAGGATTCCATTTTGGCCGATGAGTGCAAACTCCTTCGCCGCAAGACGCTGTACGGGTTTGACGGTGGCAAGGACCACAAATTCCTCATGCTCAAGTTCAAAAACATGGCCACGATGAACCGCGTAAAAAATATGTGGTATGAGCGCAAAGGCACGGAATGGCGCTTAAACCCGCGTGGATACGTGTTTCAGAATGAGGCGACCCAAATATACGAGGCCAACATCCCGCCCCTGTTGCGTTACTTTCACATCAAGGACATCAGTCCGTCGGGCTGGGTCAAAATCAAGGGCGAACCCATTGAGTCCAACAAGCAAACCACGTGCCGTTATGAATACTGTGTCGGTCACAAGGACGTCGTTCCGCAACCCGACAAGGAAACCCTGGTGCCCTACAAAATCATGAGTTTTGACATTGAGGCCAGCAGTAGCCACGGCGATTTTCCCGTTCCAATCAAAACATATAAAAAACTTGCCGCCAACATTGTGGACGTCTGCTTGAAAGATCCCGCTGCAGCAAACAAATCGGAAGTGCAGCGCATGATTAGCACGGCGTTCCATGACGGAAAAATCCAACCAATCCCGTCATTCACGCTGCACGACGACATTGAGCGCATTTACACCAAGACGGCGCCCACGGATGCCATGTTTGAGCGCATGTGGTCAACCCCCATCCAGACACTGGTGGAAGAAGCCGATCCTGACGTCATATCAAATGTGAACACCATTGAGCGCATGTTTGAAAAAATGAAAGCCGAAGCCGATGCAGAGGTGGAGGCATTTGCAGACGATGATGAGGACGCGGACGCGGAGGCCGATGACCGCAGCGTGTTTACCACGGCAACGAGCGCCCCCACATGGACAAAACCAAAACCAACTGCCATTGCCTCCTCCATCGCAGACATGTTAAATTCCTCCAGTTTAGACCGCGAAACCAAAATCAACCACATGAACGATGCGTTGTTGGCCGTGTTTCCTGCCGTGGAAGGTGACAAGGTCACGTTCATCGGTTCCACATTCCTGAGACACGGCGAAACCCGTCCCTATTTGAACCACTGCCTTGCGCTGGGCACATGTGACCGCGTTCCAGGTGCAGAAATTGTGAGCTGCAAGACCGAACGCAAGCTGCTGCAGGCATGGACCGAACTCGTGCAGCGCGAGGACCCCGACATCATCATCGGCTACAACATCTTCGGGTTTGACTACAACTTCATGTTTCATCGTGCGCTAGAAAACAATGTTGAAGATGATTTCCTGAAGCTGTCGCGCAATGCCGACGAGTTTTGCGGCAAGCGCGATTTCAAAACGGGACGCGTCAGCATTGAAGAAACCAGCATCGCCCTCGCCAGCGGCCAATACGATCTGCACTACATTGCCATGACCGGTCGCATGCAAATTGACATGTACAACTACTTCCGCCGCGACTACAACCTCACGTCCTACAAGCTGGACTACGTTGGCTCCTACTTCATTGGCGACGATGTCCGCGCAGTGGAGCACCTCACCGAATCCGACATTGAGGTCACGCGAATTGTTAGCAAGAATCTCACCGGTCTGGAGGTCGGCAACTACATTGCGCTGGAGGAGACGGGCCACTCCACCGATCCCTACAAGGACGGCCAAAAATTCCAAGTCGTCGCAGTGAATCGCGGCGGCAAGGACAGCTACTTTGACATCATCGGTCACGAGACGCCCGACATGAAGAAGCATGTGCGCTGGGGAGTGTCCAAGGACGATGTGACACCACAGGACATTTTCCGCATGACGAATGAGGGTCCCGGCCCGCGCGCCGTTATTGCCAAGTACTGCATTCAGGATTGCAACCTTGTGCACCATCTGATGACCAAGGTGGACGTCATCACGGGCTACAACGAGATGGCGAAGATATGCAGCGTTCCCATCAGTTTCCTGGTGATTCGCGGCCAGGGCATCAAGTTGACGAGTTACATGGCCAAAAAGTGCCGTGAGAAAAACACGCTCATGCCCGTCATTGACAAGGGGCCATCCGGCGAGGGGTACGAGGGCGCCATCGTGCTGCCCCCTAAACGCGGCCTCTACCTGGATAACCCCGTGGCCTGCAACGATTATTCATCGCTGTATCCGTCCTCCATGATCAGCGAGAACCTGTCTCACGACAGCAAGGTTTGGACCAAGGAATACGATCTGGACGGCAACTTGGTGCGCGAGACGGGTGAAAAGGACCCCAAAACTCGGCAGCACGTTTACGATAACTTGCCTGAATACACATATGTGGATGTGGAATACGACACGTATCGCTGGAAGCCGAACCCGCGTGGCAAGATGGAGAAGCACCTGAGCGGGAAAAAAGTGTGCCGGTTTGCGCAGTTCAAGGACGGGGCCAAAGCCATTCTGCCGTCCATTCTGGAGGAGCTGCTGGCCGCGCGCAAGGCCACGCGCAAACTGGCGGAGCAGCAGTCCGATCCCTTCATGGCCAACGTGCTGGACAAGCGGCAGCTGGCTTACAAGGTTACCGCAAACTCGCTCTACGGCCAGTGCGGCGCCAAGACCAGCTCGTTCTATGAAGTGGATGTGGCGGCTTCCACGACCGCAACCGGGCGCAAGCTGCTGACATATGCCAAGCGCATGGTGGAGGAGGTGTACGGGGATGCCGAATGCCAAACGAGCAAATACGGCATCGTGCACACGCGGGCCGAGTACGTGTACGGGGACAGTGTGGCGGCACACACTCCAGTGTATGTTCGGTTGAGCGGCGTGATTGACGTTTGTCCCATTGAAGCACTTGCAGAAAAATACGGAGCCAGTCCTAATACCTGGACACAATGCAAAGAAGAGGGAAAACAAACCAAGCAGGTGTGCGAAATGATGTGCGGGGTGGAAACGTGGTCAGAAAAAGGATGGACTCGTCTGCATCGCGTCATTCGTCACGCGCTTGCCCCTCACAAAAAAATGATGAGAATTGTTACTCACACTGGCATTGTTGACGTCACCGACGATCATTCGTTGATTCTGGCAAATGGCGAAGAGATTTCACCAAAAAATGTGGAGATTGGAACAAAATTGCTGCATTCCGCATTGCCGCAACCGACAACTGCGCCTATGGTGACTACAGTAACCGTTGAACAAGCAAGAGTCATGGGGTTCTTCTTTGGAGATGGAAGTTGTGGAGACTACCATTGTGAGTCTGGCAACAAATGTTCATGGGCATTGAACAATGCATCCATGGAATTTGTCCAAAAATATCTTGAGCTCTGCAAAATTGCTTATCCAGATTTTGAATGGGTATACAATGATACTCTGAAAAGCTCGGGAGTGTACAAAATTACTCCAAAGTCAAAAAAATATGGAAGTGTCGTGGAATTTGTAAGATCTTACAGATCCATGATGTATTACAAACAATGCAAAATCATACCATCTGTCATCCTCAATGGCACGAGAGAAGTTAGAGAAAGCTTTTGGAACGGCATGTATGATGCTGACGGCGACAAAGCTGAAAATGGGAACATTCGGATTGACCAAAAAAATCAAATCAGAGCTGCTTGCATATGTTTGTTGGCTCAAAGTCTTGGATGGAAAACATCATTGAACACGCGTTCAGACAAGATGGACATTTACAGAGCGACAATGACAACCCGTGTTCAGAGAAAATGTCCCGATTCCGTCAAGAAAATAATAACATTGCCATTTTCGGATAAAGAAAACACGCATGTATATGATTTGACCACCGACAATCATCATTTTGCGGCTGGGATTGGAAACATGATTGTGCATAACACGGATTCGGTATTCTACACGTTCAACCTGTCTCACACGGACGGAACCCCGATCCGCGGAAAACCGGCTTTAGAGATCACCATTGAGCTCGCGCGGCAGGTGGGCGCCATGGCCTCCGCCTTCCTGAAAGCACCGCACGGGTGGGTGTATGAGAAGACGCTCATGCCGTTCGGCCTGCTGCAGAAGAAGCGCTACTTCGGCATCCTGTATGAGACGGACCCGAACAAGGGCAAGCCGAAGAGCATGGGCATCGTGCTGCGCCGCCGCGACAACGCGCCCATCGTGAAGGACGTGTACGGCGGTTTAATAGATATTTTGACGAAGAAGCAGGACCTGGAAGCGGCAGTGCAGTTCGTGCGCGAGTCGCTGCAGTCACTAGTGGACGAACGTGTGCCCATGGACAAGCTCATCATCACAAAGTCGCTGCGCTCCACCTACAAGAACCCGCAGCAAATTGCGCACAAGGTGCTGGCGGACCGCATGGGAAAACGTGACCCGGGCAACAAGCCGAGTTCGGGCGACCGCATCCCCTTCGTGTATATCCATAATGCGGACAAGAAGGCGCTGCAGGGCGAGCGCATTGAGACACCGGACTACATTCGCGCCAACCGTCTGAAACCGAACTACTCGTTTTACATCACGAACCAGATCATGAAGCCCGTGGCGCAGCTATTCGGGCTGGTGCTGGAACAAATGACAGCATTTCGGCGCAAGAAGGCGCGCTTCCTGCAGGAACTGGAATCCGTGCGGAGCAACTGGACGGAGAGCGACGACAAACTGCAGAAGAAACTGGACGACCTGCGGTTCCGAGAAGTGAAGGAGCTCATATTTGAAGACTACCTGCGCCAAGCAGACAATTTGGTTAAATCAAATAAGAGCATAACGGAATTCTTTGCTGCAAAGAAAAAATGAATCAGCATAAACATACAGATGTAAATTATTTTTTTATAACAACTCAGAACAAAGTTAATCAACATCGTCAACATGACCTGGACCTCTGGATCCAGTTGCTCCTCTCAATAAATCAAATGAAAATACAACCGAATTGTCATCCACTGAATTCAATTCGAAACCGGGAATGTTTCTGCTGTTTCGCAGCAGTTCATTGTAAAACGTGTTGATGTTGATATCAGATTCAAGTGGAATTTGAATATGACGATCATTTGTTGTGGCATTAACATTTGTGGCATTAACATTTGTGGGTTGTCTAGACACGGGATTATTCGTCAATAAATTGTGCCGGCATGTGGGACACGTGTTGTTCAGACGCAACCAATGTGCCAAGCTGTCAGCATTGAATATGTGTCCACAATGCCTGATGCGCGACACTTGTTGTGTTGATTCAAACACATCGTGCGTGATTGAACACAAGGTGTTGATTGGATTAACAATGTTTCCAAAAACAACCGTTTCAACCCGTTCATCCAATTGTGCCGGTGTCAACCTGCGTTCTTCTGCCGGATTTATCATTCCAAACAATGCATTTATGATGTTATTTTCAAATGAAGCCGAAGGTTGAGTCCGTTGCGACGGTTGTGCATGTGCGCGTGGTTGCTGTGATCTATGAGGTGGCTGGTGCTGCCGTTGTGGCTGGTGCTGCTGCTGTGGCTGGTGCTGCTGCTGTGGCTGGTGCTGCCGTTGTGGCTGGTGCTGCTGCTGTGGCTGGTGCTGCCGTTGTGGCTGGTGCTGCTGCTGTGGCTGGTGCTGCTGCTGTGGCTGGTGCTGCCGTT